GGGTCTGCCCCGATAACGTAGTAGGCGGTATCAACGGGTTGTTGCCATACCCGTAGCGTTGCCAGACGGTCTGAGGACGGTAGGCACTCTGTGTCTTGAAAGAGTTGTCCGAAGGCGTATCTGTAACATTCGTAGTCGAGGGATTTTGCGTATTTGGCTGCATCTGTACACCTACTATTAGAAAAGAAACTTGTGCCTGTCATCACAAAGGCATAGTCTTCTGTGGGTGGGAACTCCTGGTACATGAGGGTCTCGTCTTTAATACCCTCAGCCATTTTCCACCGCCACCATGCCATCTGACGGGAGTTTATCTCAACCCCGTACATTTTCTTAATCTCTTTCACCCATTCTTTCTCGTCAGGCTTGAGCTTGCCATCCCAGTAGACTTTGTACTCTTTGGAGTCTTGGTGAACAGAGTAATACTCGTTACGCCACCATCCGCAAAAGATTGCACGTTGTGTACGGGCACGTTTGGCAGTTTTGTACATATCGTGGAACATATTGAACCCTTGTGCAGTAGATTCAAAGATGTACAGACGCTGAGGATTCTTTTCTGCAAGAGATGCAATCAGGGAGGCTAGACCTTCGTCATTGCCCCAAGACGCTGTTTCAGTTGCGTGTAGGTACGTGATAGCCTTACCTTGACCCAGTCGAGACTTGTTACCAGCGATTTGATAAAAGATTCTAGACCTGTTTTTGAGGACCATTTGATTGCGGTTGTGAGCAACCAAAGGAATCTTGTACTCCTTGGGTAAACCGTCAATATACATTCCCAGAGTTGACCTGAACATATCTCTGTTTTCTTCAGTGTCGGAGACAAGAGTACCCTGCCAACCAGGGTGAGTAAATTGCCAATACAAATCAAGGGCAAGGCTAACAGTAGTGATACCCAACTGACGACCCTTAAGAATAACGAAGAAATGTACGTCATCTTTTAACCCCTTATCTATTTCTTCCATCACATAGGTTTGTGTCCCCAGGAGCTTACCCATCTTCTTGAGACCTTCTTCCTTAGTCTCAATCTTTAGCTCGGCACAGAACTTGTAGAACTTTTGTAAATCAAAATCCATCACGCCTCCCAGGGCATCGTCTCACCGTACTTGTCTGCCATGAACTTGTGACCAGCATCAAAGAACTCTTTTGTTACAGAGCCAGGGTTACCACCCAGTCTGAAGTTAAAGCTGTGCTTCTTTGTTGTACCGTACTTAGGGAACATTTGTTTAGCTACCCTGTAAAACTCACGGTCAGAACCAAAGCCAGGCATACCGAGAATTGCAGAGATACCCTTTAACTTCTCTGTACGCATACCCCACATACACCAGTCTACAAAGTTACATCCCTTGTTGTTCCAGTCTTCATGGAGGTCACCCAAGGCTTCACACTTGTCGTTGAACAGGAAGTTACCGTCCTTGTCATGTATCTTACGCAGGGCATACGCCCAGTCGTTACCCCGCTTAATAATGTCCATGAGTGACTCTACATGGTCAGGGTCAAACCAGTCATCATCATTACAGAAGAACACTACGTCTTCGTTAATCAGGTGAGGTACAGCTGCTAACCATCTGCGTCCATCTTTGTCAGGATGAGCTATGCCTGTTGGGAATACACAGACGTGTTGATTCTTTTGCAGGAGGAGCTTGGGGAGCATACCGTTGTCGTACAGTAGGTAGTGCTGGACAGAGTAGGTTTGAGCTTGTATAGAGGCTATACACTTGTCTAGCTCAGGTCTACCTTTTGTTACTGTGACGACTGCTGCCGTTAGTTTTCTACTTATCATTTAAAGTCCTCTAGTTGCCAGTTTGATATTGCTTCTGCTGCTTTTCTATTTTTGGCACATCTGATAAGTTCGTTATAAACAACGTCAGAATATTTCTCTTTCCACTCTTTTGCCAAGTACCGTTTAGACCCAGGACTAATGCAGGATAAAGCCCTCTGCATTTCTTTCTTGAGCCTCAATCTTGAGTTGTACAGACGCATCTGCATATCCTCTGTTGTATCCATACGCTAACGCTTTCCCCATGTTGTTAACCAGTTCTACCCTGTGGTGCTCAGAGACAAGCAGAGCCTCTACCAACAAATGGCAGTGCTCTCTAAGCTCATCCTCGTTCATCCACAGTAACTCTATCATCTCACTCCTCGTATCCGTAATGCTTAAACAGATAAAAATACATCAACTTCTCCCACCTCATGCTTGGTCCATTTTTATTCCAGCAGTGACAAAGCTCATATTGATGCCAGTAATAACAACGCTCTGCCATTTTTATCCAGTAACTAGACCCAAACCTGTTTTTCATTTTGTTCACGCTACTCTCCACACTCGCAAGTTATCGCCCTCAGACTTGCTAGAAAACTTAAACCCTAACCTTTTAAATGCCCTGTAGTTGGCATTGAGCACCTTTGCTCTCGCACTTACAGGTACAGTAAAACTATCCCCCACTTCCATGCTCTCGTACGGATATGCGTACACCACCCGTGGGCTAGGCAGAACACTACCCTTTTCTATCTCTAATATCTCCATATAATCACCTCTACCTATAATCTGATAATACCATAATCTAAAGGAGTGTCAATGTTAATCAGAACCTACAACGAGTACCACCTGGGCGACCAGCTCCATCACTTGAACTTCTTACGTAAGGTTTGTCAGGAGGATACGAGTATCGAATGTATCCACTACTGTAAACAGGAATACCACTCCCAGCTCCTACCCATCTGCGAGAACGCACCCATCACCCTACAAGACTTACCCCACAGAGGAGACTCTATCAACGCTTGGATAGGCGCAGACGGCTACTTCTACCGTAGTCCGTTAAATAAGAACTGGGTAGCCTTTCACCTAGACTGGTTTAGTTATCTGTCTAACAAGCTAGGTGTGATGAACCCTATGCAAACCCCAGACTCTTTCCTCTTTGACTACCCAGAGCTGAACAAAAAGAAGTACCCAAACTACGATGTCCTCATCGTCAACTCTGTCCCCATGTCTAACCAGCTCCCAGACTACAACCCTTGGTTCTTTGAGAGACTCACCAAGAAGTACCTAGATGAAGGCTCTACCGTCATCACCACCTACCCCACCAACCTATGTCAGAGCACACTAGAACTGGGTATGTCAGTGTCAGACATCGGTAGCCTAGCAAAGTCAGTCAACCGTATACAAGGCGTAGATACAGGTCCTATGTGGACTACCTATAACGTATGGGCACGTATACCCACCCGTATAGTCTACTCAGCAGCACACGCTATCAACCTACTCGATACGATAACCCTAGACCGCCTAACGGATATATAAATTTTTTTATGGGGGGGGATAAGTGGGGGGCACGCACATCACGCTACGCAGTCCCCATCACTTGCCACGCATACGTGTGATGACTTACGCATCTATTGGAGTAGTCCAATCTCCAAACCGAGCATAAGCATAGGTAATACTTAAATATTTATTGTGAGAGAACGGAGGTATACACAAGGCTCTTTTACTATTGACCCTATAAGCTCGGTTAGTATATAGATATATAAACTACACACCATAGATATTATCTCTATAAGATATTATACATAGGCTTTACATATATGAATACATATAGAACCTACTATATGTGGGTATACTTTATTACTACACACCAGCATATGTTTTATAGTATATTTTGTAAGAATATATATTACATAGGGTTTTGGAGCATATATATAAATCAATGACTTACAACAACTGGCACGATTCTATTATGCTATATAGGTGAGAGCCTAATAATTCTCACTCCTAACTAATCCTAACTTATGAGGTCTTTATGTACGAAATTACACATTCTGAATATATGCGTTTGTTCACTCGCTGGGTTGAATACCAATTTAATAGAGTAGATGATGAGTTGCATAATGCCAAATTGCTCTCCAAAGTATCAGAGATGATGCAGGACAATGACGAGTTGCAATATTGGGCTAACAGAGATAATTGGTCTCTGTACGATATTTTGAAATAATTTAAACAAACTCTGAATTATGTGTTTATAATATGTATAAATACATAAAGTATTTAATCCTAACTCAATCAACTTTTCCTAGAGGTTTAATCATGAAATTTGCATTTATCCCTAAAGCTCAATATTCAATTGGTCAAATCATTACTGTACATGGTGAAAATATGAGGGTAGAGAGCTACTCTCACACTGGTAAGAATGTGATTGTTCACTCATTAGAGGGTGCGCCACGTTTTAAACGCATAGTATGTATTTGCACTGATTCGCCAGCTATTGAGGCGGTAACAGCTTAAAGCTATAGCGTATAGCCTTACGTGTAGGGCTATGCGATAGTGCTTTTACTATCGTTATCTTTTCCTAAGGGGTTTTACCATGATTGCAATACATACTAAGTTTTTAGGCGCTACTAATACTAACGGAGCACGCATAAAAGCCTATACCGTAGGATTTGGGGACATAAAAGGGTTTCAGGCTACCGTACCCTATGATTACTCTGTTGACGTAACAGAGGCTCATTTTGAGGCTGTGCGGGCGTTAGTTAGAAAGAATAAACTAGATTGGAATTTGACTAATATGCGTTATGGGGATAGTTCAGACGGTAAAGGCTTTGTATTCTGTTTTGACGGCTCTGTGGTTCTTAGCTCATTAGAGAATAGAAAAGCAGCTTAAATGTCAACTAGTAGCCTTACGTGTAGGGCTACTGGGTGCTATTTTGCATCATCCTAACTTATGAGGTAATTATGACTCAAATTGCACAAAGAGCATACGCACAATCACAATCTAAAAGACAACAACATAATATTGGACAACTTATCACGACTCAAATATTTGGTCGCATGGTTACTGGCAAAATAATTGCAGTACATCCATTTGGAACTGTAGACATTGAATCACCTAGCGGGTGTTTTCGTGTGTCTGGATTGTCATTAAATACAAAATAAATTAAAAGGTTACTGAATGATATATCAAGACCTATTTACTATCATAGGGCTAACCCTAGCCCTCCTTATCCTAACTTTCAACTTAATGAGGTAATTATGCTTATTACAAACGCACGCACAGCCACACACGCACACGTCACGCACAGCCCTGGACCTTGGCACGCACAGGGTCGTTATATTGTCCCGTTTGGAGACGGTCCTAGTATCGGGAGCGCCACAATTTTAAAAGCCCCCAGCTTAAAAAAGCAGCCCGATTATGATGCCCAAGGGTTTATCAATGCCCGATTAATGGCTGCAGCCCCTTGCATGCATGATGCGCTGGTAGCAACCCTTAAACTGCTGCAAGACCCCGAGGGGGACGAGTTCCAGGCTAACCAGCTTGAAGACCGTATTAGTGACCTCTTAGCGTCCCTGGAGCGCCCCTTATGATTAAATTATCAGAGATGGAATTAGAGCTGCTTTCCCTGGTCCTGGGGGACTATATCGACAATGTAGACCCCAGCTTAGACGGTAAACTGTTACAGATATTTAAGAAAATTAAACAATTAAACAAGGAGAATGAGAATGTATAAACCCGATTTTGGAATTGAAAAGCCCCAGAGGTCTCAGGTTACCCTAGATACGCAAGACCTGATACTGTACCTTTTGGGGGCGTTTTTAGCAGGCATGGGTGTAGTGGTGCTGTATCTTGGACTATAAGCCCCGTACGGTATGGCAGCCT